TTATTTTGATCTTTTAAAATAACAGCAAGGTTAAACTGCTCGTTATCACTACTATAAGTTAATATAGGCTTACTACATTCTATATATACTGAGTCTTCAGCTGTTAAAGCAAAATATGCAGCAGAAGAAATAGCAGGATTACCTGTTGTAGGGTATAGTTGCTCGCTTTCGTCCTTTGTGTAACTATATCGATAAATTTCTGGATAAAATCTATCTCCTTTATAACCAACTTGCTCTCTTTTCATTCTACAATAAAAAACATCGTCACCTACCTTTAATCGATTACTTGCTTTATCGAAAAAGTTAGTATTGATAGTTAAAGAGTTTGTAAATGTATTTGGAGTGTTAAATTTATCGCTACTGTAATTAGTTCTCTCAATTATAACGCGACTGCTCGTCTCAATAAAAAGAGTGTTGTAAAAAATATCAAAATCAACAACTGCTGTTGAAAGTTCGTTACAGATTGATTTGTTATATTTTGTAGATAGATATGGTAGAGATTGTGTTAATTCTTTAACAGCAGGTGCATTTGGAGCTTTATTTATATTTTTAACATATATTTTACCTAGATGCTCTTTCTTATCAAAAAATCTTGCAGTTGCGGATGTTACATCTGCAATAGATGTTTTTGCAAAGACGTCAGTATTATAATCAAATGTTTCTCTATTTGATGAATAATTAAATATTATATTATCTGTAAATAATCCACCGTCGTAATTTTTAACACCGTTACCAGTATTTCCCGAACCACCTGACAAACGTACATTAAAAGTAAAATTACCTGATAAACTTTTAGTAAAGTTATCTGTAGGGTCACATAATGCTGTAAATATAGTTCTAGTTGCGAAATCTGTATTATCTGGATATGGAGGATTAACGTTAAATTCGCCAATACCTGCTTCTGTTAATTCAGAAAAATAAAATTGATCAGTGCTAGTAGCGTAAGCACTTAAATCAGAAATATTTGATGTACCTATATCAGTTGCACTAGTCGGATCTACTAGTGCCTCAGTATCGGAAAAAGCAAAATAAGCTCCTTCCTTAACATCAGCATCAATAGTAAAACCTACTGGCCTTCTATAATCTACTTCTAGATAATTAGATGGTTCGAGTAATGATTGATAGGGGTTAAAATATCGATAAAAAATATTGTAAGCAGATGTTGGAAAACTTGTCCAGCTTCCAGGTGTATCAGGTAGTAAGTCATCAGGCCCCCTTCCAGTAAATCCATTAGTAAATGTAGATAGGCCAGATCTTATAGTTTCAGAAAATGTAGAAGAGTCTGCTATTTTGTATGAAAAGTTATAACCCTCTCCATATAGATCATCGAAGAACTGATAACCGTTCATTAATAAGCTTTTAATTTTCTTCGGAGTTTCAAGAGTAACATTATTTCGATAGTAGTTATTATCTTTAACTAATCCAAATATGTTACCAATAAGATCTTTTTTACTATCAAAAATATAACCTTCATCAAACAGATAAGATAAATCAGTATTTAAATTTCTATCTTGTCCTATTTCAGAGTTATAACCTATAAAAGCAGTACTATCTTTATCTGTGTTAGGTTGATTAACTGCAATACCTTTACTTGCATTATTAACACCACGCGACGTATCGATAATAAATGTAAGAACATTTTCTGTATTTGTAAATAAATTAGGATCAGGAAAAATATATAACTGATTTGGTGGGTATTTTTTTCTTGTAAAAAATTGTAATCGCTTACCTTCAATAACTACAATTGCAGAATTTTGAGGTCTAAAAAATCCTAAATCTCGTTTACTAATCACATCATTAGAAAAAACTGATGCAGTTGATGGAAAATCTTGATTTAAAAAATTAGCATATGGCTTTTGAGCCTTAAACAACATTTTTATATTGTCGTTTTCATCTAGTTCTGGATTGCCATCTTCATCTGTTGCAATGTAATAGAAGTCAGCGCCCATAAATTTTTCTGTAAGCTTTCTTTTATTACTGAATAAAGAATCTTCCTTTATGTTAAAATCTAGAGTTTCTTGAGCTTCTTTAAGCTCAATTAAATCATTTGCAACATTTGCAAAAACTTCCTGTATAAGTGACTCATTATCTGATAAAAATATATTATCTCGAGGCAATTGTGAAGGGTCGTAGCCCTTAAAAGTTTTACCATAAGATTTCGCATCAGGATCTCTGTTAAAATATTGCGCAAAGTTATCAAAATACTCTGTCATAGATATCGATAAACTTTCTTTAATTTTATCTATATCATAATCCTTAGCAGCTGTACTACGATTTTCTAGAAATTCTAAAATAAGATCTATAGCAACTTGCTCTACACCTAATGTACTACCTTTTACTTTTGCTTTTGTAGCCGCATAATGCAGCTTTTCTCTTTTACTTTTGTAGTAAGATATAATACTTCGTATCTTCTTACTGTAAAAAGACATTGCTACTTCTAAATCATGAGCATC